TGCGAGACTTATTACCTCTAATGTCATGGATATGCATACCGATACCACCAGCCCATTTAGAAATCTGTGCACACTCCGTGAGGGTTCCATAAATACCATTGATGGAGTCCTCTTTGTTAGCAATCAGGAAACAACTGGACATCTGGGGTCTAGGTGTCCCTGCGTTGAATAGGGTGGGTGTCGCATGAATAAACATACCTTGGGACATCTTATCATACGTGTCCAATACTGCAGGGATATCATCACCGTGAATACCGATGGATACCCGCATAAACATGTATTGTGGGGTTTCCATCAGTATACCATCAAGGCGTTGGAGGTAACTCTTCTCGAGGGTCTTGAGTCCAAAATATCCAAAGTCAAAGTCCCTCTTGGTGATAATGTCATCCTTAACTCTACCAGCCACCTGAGAAACCTCTTCTGTTACGATACCAGCCTTAGCTAGCTTCTTCATCGCAATATGAAGGTTTTTAGGGCATACCTTTTGAATATTACTGGCAATGATACGTGTTGCGAGAGTCTCATAATCCGGGTCAGATGTAATCATACCAATACATATTTCTGCTGAGAGGGTGTCAATTTCTTGAGCACTAATACCATCGTATAGAGAAGATGCAACTTGTTGAGCAACCTTGGAAGAGTCGCAATTTTCTGAGAGACCGTGTGTCAGATTCTTGATCCTATTGGTGATGTTATCAAATTTCATATCCTCAATACGACCTGAGCGCTTAACGACCCTCATTATTAATTATTCTACTTGTTTTATTTTTAACTTACTTGCGGCACTTTTCAAGATCACCACTTGTTACTTTAACAGAACCAGCGATTTCAAACTTACGATCGGGCTGGAGCAAATAACTGTTCACGTTGAACGGCCCTTGTTGACCTGCTGGTGTTACTGGAGCATATGACCCAACGAAGCAGGTTGGTGGTTGACATGGGATTTGTTCAACATTTGTAGGCTTATCGGTATACACCGCATTAAAATCGGCCATGTTTAACATTTAATATCTACAGAGTTTTTTTTTCCGAGGGTATATTAAATGTGTGATAACCTGCACCTCGATTCCCTCAAGCAGTGTGAGACTCCACTCAACACCTTGTTCTTTTCTGAGTTCAACCGAAATCTTCTCCAGCGTGGGATCCGTCAGGCGTTTAAAAATAAAACTGGTATCTCTATTGATCGTCAAAACCCAGATGATCTCTATACTCTGATGCGTATGGTCTTCATAAATAACTCCGGTGATTCTTACTCTCGTGTGAATGAGCAGGTCAAAACAATGAATGGTCGTGTGATTGAAACAGCTCTCGGACAAATTCAAACTGGTGTTTCTCAATATATGTCTTATGTCCAAGACATTGATACAATTGCCGTTCCCCTGGCGCAACCCCTTAACACAAGTACGTATGGTAATAAGATTGGTTACAATAATAAAATTGGTATCAATTAAAGTTTTGAATTCATATACTGGTAAGATGAGTTTGAACTTCTACAAACAAGAAACTGAGAAAGTGTGTAAATCAAAGGGCTGGGATCGGGCCGCTGTTGATACAGTATGGCTCTTACTAACAGAAGAGTTCGGTGAACTCGCATCAGCAATTCGTCAATACAAGAAGACTTACAAGAAAATAGGCCTCAAGAAGGAGAGAGGTACAGATGTCATGATGGAAATGGGGGATGTGTTTAGTTATCTCTTTCAATTGGCACATATGCTAAATGTAGATCTAGATATGATGTGGGAAGAGCATAAAACTAAAATGAAAACTAAAAATTATTATCTGAAGTAAAAGTAACTATGAGTAAGTTTATGCTCAATGACGAGGATGCGATTAATGATATCAATCCATTTGTCACCCACGATTTTTCCCTTCCAGGAAGTGTGAGACAAAGTGGTGGGTATGACGATTTTACTGAGATTAAGTCTGAACCGGGTATCCCAGCTCACAAGAAAAGTATATATTGTGGTTATGGATCATGTGCGGAAGCTACGTCTGAATGTTCTTTAGGTAGACCACTTATTCCAGGTAGAAATATTGATACAGGGTTTACCAAGTCAAGGAAGAGTCTCGTTGAGAATGTAACCATTGGTGTATCAAATAACCCTGAGTTTTCCCTTATTGGTGTCTCTATTATATTTATAACTATTGTTCTGATTCTATATTACATAAGACGTTGAAAAAGTATTCCAATTTAGAATTATGTTCACACCTCTGAATCAAATCTGGGAGTGTTTCTGTACAAAAATTTTTAATAAATTCCCTCTGCCAAGCACTCTTACGATTAATCCAAGGTGGCTGGAATGTGGGATCAAGAATTTTACTCGCGTGGGTTACACGAATATATGTATGTATACTTTTCTTATCGGCCATAATATTTTCCAATGCGAGTTCGGCCATTTTCTGACGAACTTCTACCGTCTTTTCACACATCGTGTCCAAAAACTTTTCATATGGGATAGACTGACTCTTAGACTTGAGCACGGTCCAATTAGCTAGAGGCCTTGTGTTGATATGATCCACGTAAGTCACATACCCTTTACCCTTTATGAAACGTTCATATATGATTGTCACATATTCTACATCGGATTCTATATCGTATATAGCCTTAGCCGATTTAAGGAAGGAAGACATGTACATTACCTAAGTCATTCTCTTTTAAGTATAAAATTATATAAAGAGTTATAGCTCTATATAAAAGAGTAAAAAATGTATTCGGCTATTGCCAACAATAGTTTTTCATACCTTCTGACTCTCGATGAGTTTAGGAAGGGTTTCCCCGATGAAACAAGACCTTCTTGGGTAAAGATTACAACAATCACTATGATATCAAGTTATGTCCAAAAAATTGATATCAAGAAACTTCGTCACATCTTTGAGAATTTGGAATCCTTTAAATTAAAGCGTTCAGGTACCAAATGTGATGGTGGTTTTGAGTGGAAGTTGAAACCTACAACTTTCTATAATCAAGTAACACTGACGTACCACGACACGTACAGTACCAAGTCTGTCAAGGTGTTCCCAAATGGATCCATTCAGGTTGCTGGGTGTTGTGATCTCTTTGACTGTAAGAGGGTCATCACCCAATTGACCTACATCTTCAAGACCTTTTTGGGGATGGAGAATCAAGCCCCTGTTGATTCATTCCGAGTTGTCATGATCAACTCAAACTTCAGCCTCAACTACAACATCAATCTCATGCGGGTGGCTAAACATTTTGAGAATCATTCAGACATCTTCAAAGTTTCTTTTGAACCCGATAGGTACAGTGCTGTCAAAATCAAGTTCAAACCTGCTCAAGATATGAAGGAAATTACCACAAGTATCTTCTCAACTGGTAAGATCATCATTACAGGTGCAGAGACTCTCAAGGAGATTGCATTTGGGTACAACATCATTAATCATCACATCAACGATGATCCTGGGATTCGTGTGTCCCCAACAGTTGACACAGATGTCTTTGATGTCTTTTTGGGGCACAAGTGTGAACCCATGGTTGAGCATCTCAAGGGGAAAGGAATTAAATCATGGGTTCAAACGATTATAAATCGTCAAATTAATTTCTGATTATAAAGTAACAAAATGTCTCAGCGACTTGGAATGGCCGATGGACGATGCTTCACTATCCACTCTTCAGCCCAACTTACCAATAACTATTTGATGGAACAAAATGGTATTACCCTTGAGGATAACTATTCTTTCCGTCAAGCGCTCCAAAAGCAAGGTCCCGAGTTTCTCAACAAGCTTCAAGAGGACTCACGTGGGAAGTGTGACCCATGCAACACTTATACCAATATGTCTAAGACTTATTAGGTGTGCTAAATTGTAATAAAAACTTTAAAATTATAGATTAGAATGTCGCAATGTGCCATATGTCTCAATGAGGTAAGGTCAACAAGGACCAACCCACCCATCCGTTGTGGACATATGTTTCATTCCCACTGTATACAAGAGTGGAAAGATAAAGGTAAGAATACTTGCCCCGTTTGTAGAAAAGTATTTGATGTTTCCAAATTTAAAGTCACATTGACAGTTCAGAACAATTACACAGCGCAGTCTAACACTGTGTCATTGCAGAGTGAAGCTATATTCAATATAATGGATGTATTTGATATGTCTTTTGATGTTGAGGATACTGTAGATTTAGACAGTCTTTTTGCGGACCTTGGGGTGAGTCTTTCCGACCTTGATACCCTTGTCCTTGACACAGAATGAGCTACAATATTTTTCATAGTTTAGACCGGGGTAGTTCCGATCAGCTTTACGTGGGTCTCGGATAGACTTACCAGATGCATCAGTCAGAAGTGGTCCAGTGGCCCAACCCCTCTTGTGACTGAATACATTAGCTTTGAACACCAGACGTTTATTGGGTGCAAATTTTCCAGCCCGCTTTACCCTTGAGAGTGGGACTTTGAAGAACTTTGCTACCGACTCTTGGGTGTCACCAAGTTTAACACGATACTCTACGACATTGTGTTGCACATAGAAGTGAAAGTCTCCTTGACGAATGTAATTCGTTGGTCTTCCAGGAGAGACAAACATCATGACTTTGTAGTATCCCTTTTTACACTTCTCATTCGGTTTTGCACGGTAAATTTTTGTTGGGTTGTCAGAAATAACACGTTTTGGTAGAGTGTTACAGTGAGTATAGTTGTGATATCCATTAGAGAGTCCAGACCGATCACCTGGAATGGACTTTTGCCACCGATACGCCTCATAATCACCAACAGCGTATGCATAGCAGTTATTATTACCTACACCAGTAGACGTACCCCATTTTTTAGTGGTAAAAATTCTTTCAGAACCACTCACAGGTAGGTTCTTCATTTATAATGTGTGTAGAAAAAAAATGTCCGTATGTAATAAATGTTTAAGGAAATTATCAAAACCGAAAATAAGTCAGACATGCTCACCGAGCTTCTCGTCTTCATTCTCAACGTTCTCATTGCGACCTTTGTCCTCCGATTTGCGTGGAACCGGTCCCTCGTCCCTCACGTGACCGTCCTTAAGCCTCTCAAGTCTATGCTTGACGCCTTCATCCTTGCATTGTCCCTTAACATCGTGCGAGGTCTTTAAATTTCATTGTAACCAACGGTCTTTTCACCACTGGGGTGAAGAATAGTTGGGAAGGCCTTCATACCTGAGCAATTACCATTCTTCTCACAGTCAACAAATTTGAATGGTTTTCCATTCTTTTCCATATACTGCAACTGCTTAAGAGTCCATCCACATCCCATGGTCCCGTAAATAGTCCAGGCTTCCCCGTTAGTAGGTACAGAGGCACGGCGCTTGCCGGTCTGTGTAATAATATAAATAGCAATAAGAATGAGAAGAGCTAAAAGCCACATAGTTTTATTATAGCTTAATATTAAAATTTATATCGGTAGCCGGTAACATAAACTGTTCTGTAGAGTCGTAAGTGAAATGACACATGTTATTAAACATATCATGATATATACAAAATCAAACCACTTGTGTGTAACCAAATATACTGGAGCTATTGTTAATGAGTACATAACATGACCCACTAACATGGCGATAGATATGGGTTTTATAGAATGAACCGCAATTGTACTTGATGTAACAAAAATAACATTTTGAATATCAAATATTCTACAGAAAGTCACGAGGTTGTAGATAGATATAAGAAGAAGAATGTGAAAAATTAATTTTACATTCTTATTATATTTTATTACCTCGAAAGTATCGGGAGGGGATTCTATGGGTGTTTCAGGTACAGGTTCTGTTAATGGAGGTGGAGCTTCAATACTTTCATTAATTCCAACACTAATAGAACCATCTGGTGTCTCTACAACAATAAATCTTTCCATGTAATCATTTTAATTATAAACTGTCCCTTCTTCTTATGTTCATTTAATTCTCTAAAACTATATAAATGTCTTCAACTGTATTCACTATTGGAAACAAGAATGTCACACTCAAGTACACCAGGAAAATGCCCCGTGGTGAAGTTGAACGGATGAAGTCGTTCGTTACGAAGAATGGTGATAAACTCGTCAAGACTCCAAAGTTTAAGATACTCTCCGAAGTAGATGAGGGAATTAAACGGGTCTTTAGAATTATACTTTGAGTTTCTTCATGAGGTTAGCGAGGGTGATGTTGTTACCATTGCGAGCAACCCTATTTTTATATAAAGCCTTCTCGTACCAAGCCTTTGTCTTGTATACACGCTCTTTACCCTTAATGTTGATGAATTTGTAGATAGGGGGTTCAACCTTCTTTTCAATTTCACGAACTTGTAATTGAACTGAAGGTTTTCGTTTAATTAACACACCAGGTTTCCTCATTGGAGCTCGCTTCTTCTGTGCAACTTCTGCAAGTATCCTCTTAGCTCTCTCAATTGCTGTTTCACCCGATACAATCTTTGGTTTTGGGGCAACCACAATTGGGGCAAAGTTCTTTTTAGTTTTAGCCACAGTGTTGAGAATCTTCTTAGTAACATTCTCTCTTTTACCAGTCAAGAATGGATCATTCAAAATGTCTTCATATGTTGGTAGATTATTGTGCTTCACGAGGAGGTGAAGACGTAATGTTGACACATGACGACTGTTTCTAACCATATACGTATCAGGGTTTTTGAACAAATTTCTGACAAACTCTTTGATAACTTTACTGTGAGTATAAGTTTGAATGATATTCAGGAAATAGTGGGCATCATACATAGGATGAGATTTTCTAGCAATACCAGAAGTTAAAAAATCTCCGTTATTCACTCCAGGATTCTTTATACCTTTCATTACAGATAAACCAAAGTCAATTATGATTGGTTTAACCCCCCCATCACGTGTCTTTGTAATCATGATATTGTTCCAATGAAGATCATGGTGTCTAAATTCTGGGTATTTTTGATGAATCTTATAAAGATTGGTTATAACTTGGCGAATAACAGACTTATATTTATCATTACCTGGATTAGTTTTCATCCACTTTTCAAGTGAAATACCATCGATGTACTCAAAATATAAAATATTCCTATTATCACACGTTTTAAAATGATACATACGTGGAACACCCATACCCTTCAGTTTTTCAGCGATGTTATACTCCATCTTAGCACTTGGTTCACTTGTAAACTTTATAGCAACTTTTGTCTTACATTTATCATCTATGCATCCATAATATACCGCACCGTACTGACCCGAACCAACTTTTAAAAGTCTACCCCTCTCAATTGTAGTTAAACTATTCATCCGGGGGGCATACAGTTGAGATTTTGGGTCGCACCCCTTGGCACCCTTAAGTATTTTTTTGAGTTCCACACCTACCGCGTTGCGCTGTTGATCTGTCTTTGCATTATTGGCAATGTTAACAATTGAAGATAACTTGACCATCCTTATTACAACCTAAGAAAAATTATCCTGATACCATCTATACACTTCATTATCCTCCACACCAAACTCACTCTCAATTTCTTTCCAAATAACTTCAGGTTCCACGTGGAACTTTACATGTTCCAAAATGTCAATATTTTGTGAACAAACCGCGCCGCACATTGTCGGGTGTGCAAATACCTTCAAAACTTCATCCCATTTAGAGGAACCTAAGGCAGTATCACATGTATTCTTGAAACGTTCAAACATCGTGAGACCAAAGTCACGATTGTCATGCATAGCCATCCAAAAAGTCATAAACTTCTCGGGATTAGTTTGGGGATACAGAATCATTTGATTAGCGTGTTCCAATAAAACATATTCCCTTAAATGGAGAGAGTCAAAGTCAGCGTTTTTGATACTCCGTAGAATATTCATTTCAATTATGTTTACGAGTTTCATAACTAACTTAGGCTAGTAAGTTACTTATGACACTTTTACATGTACATTTTTTTATAGATATATTTACTCTTCATCAACTTCTTCATCCTCGTCAACTTCAACATCCTCCTCGGCATCCACTGTGTCTGGGAGATCAAGACCTTGGAAAGCAAACGAAGGAAGCTTGGTAGACTGCTCAAGTAGGGACTGCTGGAGGCGGATAGTCACACCAAACTTGTTGTCAATGAACCAAATGGAACTGACATCAACGATGGCCATGACCTTTTGACCCTTCTCAATAGTGTCAAGAGTGACTGGTTCCTTGCGCACATTGTAAGCCTCTGGTACAAAAGACCCATCAGGCTTAGTCGCAACCTTAAGCTTCAGGGTAGAGGGATAAGGCTCCTTTCCTGGTCGGACAATAGGCTTGTAGAGAGCTTCGCGGAGCACAGCGACATTGAACTCCTTACCAAGCCACTCCTTAGAGTTCTCGGCTACAGTGTTGACAATAAGTTCATCAAGCTCCTTGAGAGAATCATGGAGCTCCATAGCTTCGGTATTATCACTGTCAAATGACAGGTCAAGGGAGTACGTGGTACGCCCAGTACCCTCATCAGTGAACGCACTCAGACCATATGGAGAGCGCATGAAGGGGAGTTGAAGGTAAAGCTTTTTGTTGTCACCGGCATTGAGGTAGACGGTCTTACCGCCATTCTTGTTCTTACGGAGTTTTGAGAAGCCAACGGAATCGGCAGAGAAATCAGAGGATCGTTTGATAGTGAGTGACATTGTTTGTAGTGGGTTATATTTATATTAGGTGGTTTGACTTTAAGTAATTTTTTTTTGTAAACATAAAGTAAATATAATCATGGGTATCATTTTTAAAGACTGTGGATGTGGTTGTGACGGTAAAAAGCAACAGGAGAAATTTATAACTTCCCTCATATCTGGCCTCACATTCTTTGTGATTGCTAACCCAGAAACTTTCAGACTGGTCAGGCGAGTCCTTGGTCCAGGTATCGCGACACCTACTGGTTGCCCATCTACCATGGGTCTTCTCGTGCATTCCGTTGTATTCATCCTGGTTGTTTGGGCCATGATGAACGTCAAGAAGGATTCCGTACCACTCGCGAAGAAAGGAAGTGGTGGTTGCGGTTGTGGGGACAAGAAAGATGTCGTTAAACCCGTGAGACAAGCTGACGTTACCATGAAGCCAGGTATGGTGGATGAACCATTTGTTGACACCGGTCTTCAACTCGGTTCCATGGATTTGGGTGAGCCAATTTCTATGTAAAATATTTAAAATTCGTCATCAAATTCAATCACATCTGATGTATCATCCATTTTCCCGTAATCCCCTACCCGCTTCTCAAAGAAATTTGTCTTCCCATCTAGACTGATATTCTCCATGAAATCAAAAGGATTCTTGGAGTTCCAGATAGTGGGCTGACCAATCTGTTTTAGGATGCGATCAGATACATACTCAATGTATTCAGCCATCTTCTCGGAGTTCATACCGATAAGGTTACATGGCAGTGCATCCAATATGAATCCCTTTTCAATCTCAACAGCCTCCTTGACGATAGAGTGAATAGTCTCAGTCGTTGGTTTATTACGTAACATTTTGAAAAGTTCTATGGCAAACTCTTGGTGAAGTCCTTCATCACGTGAGATGAGTTCATTGGAGAAACAGAGACCAGGCATGAGACCTCTCTTCTTCAACCAGTAAATCGCACAGAATGAACCACTGAAGAAGATACCTTCAACACATGCAAATGCAAAGAGACGTTCAGCAAATGAACGAGAACTTGTATCGAACCATTTCATTGCCCAGTTGGCTTTCTTTTCGATACAGGGGACTGTTTGAATAGCTTCAAAGAGCTGTTTCTTCTCAGTTGGGTCCCTGATATACTTATCAATAAGTTTGGAATAGGTCTCACCGTGGACCATTTCATTATGGCACTGATACGCATAGAAAGAACGAGCCTCGGAGATCTGCACCTCATCAGCAAAATTGTTATTGATATTCTCAAAAACAATTCCATCGGAACCAGCAAAGAATGCCAGGATATACTTTATGAATTTCTTTTCATTATCATTTAGGGTTTTCCAGTCGTCCAGGTCTTTAGAGAGATCTACCTCTTCAGCTGTCCAATTGGACATTTGAGCCTTCTTATAGAGTTCCCAGAGTTCAGGATACTTCAGGGGGAAGACTGTAAATCTGTTTAGGGTAGTTGCTAGAATAGGTTCATAGTCATTTTCCATATAATCTTGAAATTCAAAGTAGTTTCCGATGTGACGTTCGTCAATAAATATTTGAGGGTAGGCTGTTACCGAGCTACCACACAACTTCTTAAGTTCATCATTGTC